CGTTTGTGGGTTCACTCCCGGCGATGTCGGAAAGTTGCTGTCCGGATTAGTTCCGGGGTCCACGGTAGCGCCAACGAGGACGCGTCCGCGCCACGACTGATTAGTGTCGCCGAGAAATGCCCATCCGGGATTCTGAGTGAGCGCGTCGTTCAGCTTCTCCGTGACGACTTGCTTCACATCACCCTTAACACCGTCAACAGTTCTCCACAGAGAGCGTTCAAACCAGATTAGAGCGCCGATGTCGGTGTCATAATACTGCTGTAAATCTTCCGGAGAAGTCGGGCGCTGCGCCGTAGTGCCGGAGCGGACGATAGGACTGATACCTTCCCATTCCGAGGTAGTCGAATTCCATTGGAACCAACCGAGCGCCGCGCCGTGAGAAGCATCCACGTCGGTCGCATCTTTCTCAGTCTTCAACCAGACTTCCGGGTCATGCGACGAGGGCTGAGAATTCCCAATCCAAAAAGGAATAGTGAACGAATCCGAAATGTCCTGCGGCACGTATCGCTTTGTCGCTTCGTCCCACACATACCACTTCGTTCCGCCTTTGAGCCACGGGCCAACGTTAGAGGTCGGTTCCACGTCGCCGATGAAAATGAAATTAGCGCCTCCGGGCGAAAGTATTTTCATGCGCCGGACCATTTCGGCAGCGAGGTCGTTCGGGTTGCCCCGGAACGTAGTCGGCAGCGGCGACATCTGAATCAGCAGGTTTGTGTTTTGGAGACTCATAGATTTTCAAGGTCGATTAGGACTTCGTCATCTGAGGAGGTTACAATCTCCCCAGAACTGGAAGTGATTACCGTCGCTTCGCAAATCGGGGGCGACACGTATTCGATACGCGGCTTGCGAAGAAATAAATTGTCGAGAACTACGTTCATTATCCAGTGTGTTCGAGGCCGAGCCCAACCGAAGTGACCGGCGGCAACATGGCCTGTAAATCTTTGTCTGCGCGTTTAGTTGCGACGATTGTGGCAACACGGTCCGCAGCGGCCTGCGATAAAATGCTGGATGCGAATCCAATCCCCACAGCCTTGAATCCGTTCTTCTCCAGCACTACTGTTTTGCTGGACGTGTAGAAAGCTTCCGGCGCTGCCGAGAGTGCATCAACGGTCGATTTGAAATTATTGGCCTTGGTAGCGAGTCCGTCGTAACGAACCGCATTTAGACACGGTTCCGGGCAAAACGCTTTAGGATTTCCCGATGGTTCCTCGGGGTCAGGCAAAGCGAAGGCGCGAATCTCTCTCAAAGTGCAAGGACCATGACCCACAATAAGAAGCTGGAATGAACGGTCGATGTTTGCAATCTTTCCGCGTTCAACACCAGCGGAGCCGTCATTCGTCAACACAGATTGCTGGTCCGCGTCCGTGGTTCGGATGGTACGAGATTGCGGCTTAAACGCAAAGATTTCTGAGGACATCGTAATCTCGGTTTCCGCGTCGAGCGAGCCCCGGAGAGAGCGAAGCAAAGTGCTTGCGACTGGCTTGAACGCGCCAGACGTGCCTCCAGCGTAGAACACGCCGAAATCTAAGTCTTCTTCGACTCCCGCGACGGTGAAATCAGACCATTGGAACCGGACCGTTGACCCCGGCGGCTTGCCAACTTGCGAAGTCGTCCCGAAGTAGCCTCGGGTAAAAAGCGCCCACGTAATCGGACACCCATTATCCAATCGGTTTGGATTAAAGGACTCCCAAAGGCGATTTTTTCCATCGTAGTCAACTGAGACATGAAAAATCCTTTCCTGACCGGCGAAAATTCCGGATACCCACTCAACGGGGCGCGTTCCGAGCCAGTAACCGGACCAAGACGGTCCAGATTCGTCACTCAGCGTCGAAAGAGACGCATGATTAAGCACCCAAGTGTGCCGATTGTGCGTATCCTCCGCCGGGACACTCATCAAAAGAAATTGTCCGAAGGAACCGGCGGCAACCTGACTCAAATCGTCCGAGAGAACGACTTTACTGGCTAACATTTCGTTGTCACGCACCGGAAGACGACTCGTAAGCTTGCCGGACGTGGCAGGGTCGAAGATTGACACTCCAGACGGAGAGAACCAGACGACCTGACCGTAGTGAGAGAGCGCAGAGCGGTTCGAGAGGCATCCTACTTGAACAATTTCCTCTTGAAAATTCGGAGTCGAAGGCCAGTCATCGCGGTTTCGTATGTTCGCCTGCAAAATAGACCCGTTGATGCCGGTCAAAACCATCAACTGCGGCGACTCAACGCTAGGAGTCGGCACGAGCGCGGTAACTTCGGCAGCAAAAAAGAAACTGGATACGCCCCCGAGATAAATTTGTTCTCGAAAGCTGAACGGGTTGGAAATATCGGACGCAAAAACTTGGTTGTCCACTCCAACCCATAGACGGTCGCCCACCCAAGCCATCGGACCACCGGCGGGAGTCTCAAAAAGTTTGTTTTTGATGTGTCCGGCGCTTTGTCCGTCATACCATCCCGGAGCGGAGAGCCCTCCGTCCTGAATAATGAGGACACTTTTGGGTTCAATAACGGAGATGGATGACGCAAAATCGTCGGTGTCGCGCTTCGCGGCCTGAGTCGTGAGAGCCCAATACACTTGTTTCGCCGTAGGAGAAAACTGGAGCCCTTCAACAACGTGAAAATTGATGTAGGGATACGAAGCCGCGTATATTTTTCCCGCGACTGCAACCAGAATTTGTTCCTCGCCAAGCACGGGATGAAATCTCGCGACCCCTTGGAGACGCCCGTCAGGAAAAGTCGCCAGACAATGATAACCGGGGCGGCAAGACCAGAGCCCGCCGAGGTTCAGCATGTTAATCGCCATCCAACTTGAGCCGAGGGCGACTTGCGAAGGCGAGACATCCGATTCGCACCCGAGTAAAAAAGTCGAGTCGATGTCGATGCTGGAGTTTGGCGGATTTGTTGACTGCATTATCGTATGTCGTAATCATACTTGTCACGCGGGTTCGACATATCGATGACCTGCATCGGCATGAACACGGGAGGTTCCGCTTTCTGCTGCGATTCTAACTCCAGACGAAGCGCGTCAGCCTCGTAGCTGTGCGCCTCCGCGATTCGCGTGACGTCCTTCAAACAGCGCCGCGCCTGCAAAGCAAGAAGCAAGGCGAGCGGACTGCGAAGGGGAATGTGGTCCCATCGAGATTTAATTTTCGGATTGGTTCGGATGAAAGCGATTCGAGCCCAATTGCACGAGCGATTCAATTGAATCCGTCGATACTGGGGAATAGTTTCGTCCGGTTCCATCACAGTAAGCAACGCCCCAGTAGCACCAGAACTGTCTGTAGTCGCCAAAGAAATTCCACCGACTGTGGGTTCCTTGAAAATACTCGTGATGCGAGCAATCGTAGGAGCTTCGATGTCCGGAACAGCCAGCCCATACATCGTGGGAACACGATACCCGTCCAACCAGCACCCGTTTTCCTGTCGGCGGAGCACCTGACCCGCGTCGTCGTAGCCATAGATAATTACTTTCTTTCCGTTGTCTTCAACGCTTTGTAAGTGAGCGACAATTTTGGAAGGCCGGACCAGTTCGCGATAGGTTGGATGCCCGCCGCCTTGGTCCTGCCACTTCCATTCGCAGATGGTTCGGCACGAGCCGGGGCCGTTTAGATGAAATTCAAAAAGCTGATGGTATCCGAGCACGGGTTGCCCGCCGATGTTCACTCCGATGACGGTGTCAACCTCTCGCGGAAGCGCGATGCAGCGCCGCCCGCATCCGGCGGGGTTATAGCAAGTCGAAGCCTCACTGCACGAACAGCCCGCCGTGCAAATATCGAGATAGCCTTTCCATCCTTCGAGGTCGGCTTTGTTCGCAACCATAGAAATAGCGTCAGACAACCATCGAAAAACTTTTCGGTTGTCACTCTCGCCGATGATTTGAACGGCGTCGTCGTAAATGTCGTCAACGGTAAACATTAATATTTGGCGTTGTCGTTGTCACCATCACCGTCTTCGTCCGTTTCCTTCGCTTCCATCTCCTCTTTGAGCCGGTCCAACGCGTCTCCGGCAGAACTTCCACTCTTGGACGGTGGAGTAAACTCATCGTCGCCTTTGAGTTTCAATATTTCAGAAATCTCAATGTCGCAGCGATAAAAATGTTTGCCCTGAACATTGACCTTGCTGGTCTCGGATTTTACTCGATACCGGACTGTCATTTCACCGGTCTGCGGAAGGTCGAGGTCTTCTGGACCTTGATAGTGAAGAGTCGGATACTTGTCCTCTTCTGGCCCGCCAAGGCCGACAGGAGTTGGTCCGTTCTCATATTCCGGCTTTAGTTCGAGCTTGATTGGCAGGTCTTCCATACCTTTAATAGTTACTAATAAAGACGCACAGCGCCAATAGCGAAGATTCGGAGAGGCACTCCAGACAAGGCGTGCCATGTCAGCATGAGGCTATCGAAATTCCCGTTCGCTTCGTCGGCAGCGATTGCGTATCCGGAGGTCCCGGTAAAAGCAGACGCCTCCGGGTTCTCGGGAATTTTATCGAGCGCCCCAAAGAATCGAGGGACCGAGTTGTCAAACTGGGTTCCCGGTCCAGACCCAGTCTCGTTGTCATACCACGTCAACGAGAAGTTAGGACTCCCTTTGGTAATCTCCAAAAACACTGCCCCTTTTCTGACCGGTAGTGACCCGTCTTGCGCCGGTATATCCCACAGTCCGGAGCCTCCGCCATCTTGGTAGGAGTTTTCCACTCCAGCCAAAAGATTTCTAACACTTCCCCGGTTGGATTGCATTTTGAAATAAGGAGGCGTGGCCTGATACTGAAAAGTCTGAGACGTTATCGGATGAGCTACGCCATAAAATCCCAACCAGTTCGCCGCCGACGCAATGTCGAGCGTGTTCCCACTTACCACCCCAAAAGCCGCTAAGGTGCTGAGGACATTCGCGCCGGACGGGACCGCGAGGAGCGCACCCATTCGGAGTTTTGTCCAGTTGTTCCCCCAAGCAAACGTTCGGACGTAAGAAGAGTTTTGCGGTATCTCAAGATACTTTTTATCGCCGGTTGGAAAGTTTAGAGTGCCTATTGTTTCAGCCCCCGCGCCTAATCCTACAATGTTGGCCGCGCCGTTCCATCCGTATCCCTTGTCAAATCCACTCGTGGTCCCGTCAGCGTATTTTTCAAAATCTTCGGATGCCCCATACGTTGGAGTAATTGACGTTATGATGCCGTGGTCGAGTTCTGCGGCGAGGTATGGGCGCATTCCGGGAACCTGCCCCAAATATAAATCGCCGATTGCGGTGTCGAGAATGCTTCGGTCCGGTCCTGTCGGGCCAGTCTCGCCGACTCCTCCAGTTCCACCAGTGCCGCCGGTGCCGCCAGTGCCCCCAGTCGCGCCAGTCTCACCTACTCCACCCGTGCCGCCAGTTCCACCCGTAGGGCCAGTATCTCCGGCGGGACCTGTAGGTCCAGTCTCGCCCACGCGCCCTCGCACGCCCGGAACGCCCATAGGACCCGTCGCGCCGGGAACCAAAACCATTTTTCCAGACGGGGTCGAAGGACTTTCGCAGTCCGGCCCGAGGTTCGAGGGAATCTCAGCGTCACCGTTACAGCAATTACTCATATAGCAGAAATGTCAACAGGCTTGTCCGCGTTCGCGTTTTCATTAGTAACCGCGAGTTTATATCTCGGACTTTTGACGGTTGGGGTTCCACCTCGCGGAGACTTACAACTGTTCCCGCGTATCCGAACCACTTGCAAATTGCAACCGTTTCGTTTTTTACAACTCATGCGATTTGCACCCAGTTAAGATTTGTGGCTGACGCTTTCACTTTGACGAGCGGCGCACTATCTTGGTTCACATACAAACGAATCGTGCGCGGACTCACAGTAAAGAAAAAAGTCTGGAGCAATCGCGGTTCATACGGCGTGGCCTGAAAAGTGGTGTCGAGCACTTCTTGAATTTTTACATCAACGTGCTGACCAGCTTTGACTGCGGCGTTTGCTTCGGCTTCCGTGTTGTATGTCGAGAGAGTCACACTGGTCGCATTGTCCACGACGGCCCACGTAATGAGCGCAAGGAAGATTACGGCGGAAGTTCCGACAACGGTCTTCGTGGTTCCCACGATGTAATACGTTCCGGGAATCGTGATAGTCACGTCCACAAATCCACCATCAAACACTACCGGAACCGGCGTGTTATTCACGATGGTCGTGACGAAATCTGACTTGGTGCCACCGAAGAAATAGCCGTTGATGTTCGGATTAGCGTCGCGTCCTTTGACTCCTTCGTCTCCCGCTACGCCGTCCGGACCCTTGTCGCCGGGAAGACCTTTATCTCCCGTAATAGGACGCCCACCGGGACTCACGGGAACAATCACAGCGCCCGCTACGACAACGACCGGAGCAAAGGACAGCGCCTCGCGCAGTGTCAGGACTACGGTGTCTCCGTCGTTTTCGACAACGTCATACCATCCCGAATTTTCGACAAACACAATCAGTCCGGGCAACAGTGCGCGAGTTGCCACAACTGAAACTGTGATTGTCGAGCCTACGGTTGGCTGAAAAAAGTCTGCCGTGGTTGCAGAGACGGCGTTTTGACCGTTCGTGCCGTCAATTCCTTTCGTCCCTTTGGCCCCTTTGAATTCCGCGATGCTATCGTAGAGGAGACGGAAAAAATAACACGCGACGCCTTCGCCGAATCCCCGAGGGTTAATCGGCAACCCTCCATTGAGACCACAGCCAAGAGTCCAGAGAACTTTTCCGTCAACGTCCGTCTTCGTGACGACGCCAAACATTTGCGACGTGAAATTCGCTACCTTACTGGGTAGCGATTCGCACGCAGCGGAATTACGTCCGCTTACCGCAGTAGGGTTTAGGCAATCTGCGTCCATGTGATGTCAGTGTAAAGATACGGAATCGTCTGGGAGCCCGCCGGGACCGTATTGAGAGTCCCATCCGTCAGGAGACGAGCGATGCGACCGCGAGGCAAAGTCTGAACCGCGACGAAGGTGCCGCCCACCAGAATTTTACTGTCCGGCTGGACAATCGCTTTATAGACAGTGTCACCGGCGACTCCGATATTCACATCGCCGAGCGATGTATCGAGAGCCCCAGTCCCCGGAACGATTCGAGACAAGTGCGTTTGATTCGTTGTCGCCGGTCCAAACTTCGTGAACAAACCGGCAACCAGAATGTTCCCAGTGAGGTCCAACGCAATCGAACGAACGTCATTGTTGAAGCCTGCTGAGGCCGTCGCGACTGCGCCCGCAGAAGTCAACTGAATGAACTGTGGAGAAGATGTTCCATTGTAAGACGAGAAAGTTCCGCCCACGAGAATCTGTCCCGTAGTCGCGACATCAATCGTTTGTTCCTCTATGGCGTAAACCCGAGAATTGAACTGACTCGCGGTAGTCGAGGCCCACGTTCCATCCGGCAACCCGGTTGTGTTGTCGAAGCGCGACAGTCGGCTGGTCTTCGCGACAGCCCCGCCGCCGGTGGTCTGAGCCGCCGTAAAATCTCCGCCAACCATGACGAGGCCACTTGCCAAAACTTTCACGGCGCGGCCCGTGTCGTTCAAACCACTGGTGGTCGAACCGAAAGTAGTGTCTAAGAATCCGGTAGTGCCCGGACCCCCGGACGTTTGGATGCGAGCAATCCGGCGGCGAGTCGTTCCGCCAACCGTAGTGAACGCGCCCGTGATGACGGCCATGTTGTTCGCGTCGATGTCAACGGCAAAAATATTGTCGTTAATTGTCGCGTGAGACGTAACGAGGTCCGCGTGCAAAGTTCCGTCAGCGTTCAGAATGGCAAACTTGCTAACGGTATGACTGCCCGCAGTATCCCGGTAAGACGAAAACGTTCCGCCGATGACGATATGACCATCAGCCATCAAGCCAATTGAATACACGGTAGCGCCCGAGTTTACTCCGGGGACGTTCGGGCCAATAACGCCCGCATTGAAAGAGGTGTCGATGGTTCCATCGACATTGATTCGAGCAATGCCGTTGATGGAAGTGGAATTCATCTGGGTGAATACACCGGCTACGAGAATTTTTCCGTCGGCCTGAATCGCGATGTCATACACCACGTTGTTCGCCCCGCCTAATCCACCGTCCATGAATCCAAGGATGCGGCTTGCATAAAGCTGAATCGTGTCCGCGCCGCCCGCCGTGTAAATCGCGGCGAAAGGACAGTGACGAAATTCGTTGGCCGCGCTTGGCGCAATCAACTGAGTAGTGCCCGGAACGTCGAAGTTGTTTGTGACGCTGAACAGTTTGATTTGAGTGTTCGACTGGACATTGGCCGCAGTCTTTCCAACAATCAAATAAGTCCCGGCGTTCGGCAAAGTGAATCGCGGGTCGGCAGCGGTTGGAGTAACCGGAGGATACCCCGGCGACGCGACCGAGAACCAGACTGGGTGAAAGTCCTCGTCCGAGAACGCGAGTAAGTTGTAATCGAAGCCGGTCGTGGTGAAAAAGAATCCGTTGTTCTGAGTGACGGAGACGGCATCATTTCCCGGCTGGCCTTTGGGACCTTGAATCCCTTGGTCTCCAGTCAAACCTTTGTCGCCCTGTTCTCCCTTTACTCCGACGCCCGTTTGGCCCGCCGGGACCACGAGAGCGCCGACAGGAACGATAGGCGTGAAGTTGGAGAGCCGAGAAATCAAATTGCAGAACAGAACACCCGTCCCGTCAGTGCCGACAACGTTATACCAGCCCGAGGATTCGATGAAGATATTTTCACCGGTGACAATGTTGGCGTTTAAGCGTGTAACAATTTGAACGTAGGGGTGTTCAAGACTCGGAGTCGCAAACGGAGCAACGACGACGGTGTAGGCGTCCACGCCGTTCGTTCCAGCGTTGCCGGGGTCTCCTTGGACTCCCGGTTCACCGATGATACCGTCTTGGAAAAGCCGCAAGATATAACAACCCAGAGGTTCATCCGCGCCCCGAGGATTCGCTGGAAGACCTGTGTCCAATTGACAAGGCAAGGACCAAACGACCGTGCCGTCAACTTCTGTCTTGACGACTTCTCCGAAAAATTGAAGAGTGAAATTATCAATCTGTGAGGGAAGAGTCTCACACGCGGCAGTGTTGTTCGGACCCGTGCTTCCGCACGGATTGTCACAGCCTACTCTATTGCACGAATCGAGTGGATTCGGGTTTGTATTATTCCCGTCGCAGCTTTCGCAATTGTGTGTATCTCCTGCCATATTAGGACTGTGTTGGCTTGACCGTTAGCGCCTTGACGATGTCCTGTGTGGACTTGTCCTGCGCCTGCGCGTGCGCGTGAGAAAACCAATCGAGAATTTTCGCTTTGGTCTCCTGAGTAAATTCGCTGTTCACCACTTTGTCTTTGAACAACTCGCCGCCCTTAGAAAGTTCAGACACCGCGCCCGAAAGAGTGGCAGAGCCTACTCGCCCAACCACATTGGTTCCGAGACCGACAACTGGATTCACAGCGCCGTAAATTTTCAAGCCGGTCCATACGACGAGGGCAATCACAACCAGTATTCCGATGTAAACGAAATATGGAACGCGGATGAGACCGGTGCCTTCGATTTTCTTTCCAACGAGAGGCGCGGTTTTGTCTGAATAACGAGCAATCTTTCGGTCCAACTCCGCTTTATTCTCGATGACTTTGTTCGCAAGATTAGTAACCGCGCCGGACGGAATCGACTGCGGCGGGCCGAGGCTGGTTGAAACAGCAACCGTGAGCGCCTCGGTGTTCTTCGCGGGAGTCACCACCGAAACAGGGTCATTATTCGCGACGGCAGCGTCCACAGTGAGACGCGCAGCCAGAGAAGCAGCATAAGCCGCTTGGCGTTCTGTCTCCAAATCGGATGCTGTTTTCTCCGGGACAGCTTTGACTTTTTTCTGGAAGAATTCAACTTTCTTCGGAATCAGAGTGCCGCAACCGGCGAGAGCGCCGACGAGAACGAGAGCCAGACCGAGGCTTAATATTTTTTTCATTGGAGGAGAGTTTCTTTTTTAGTATGTGGACGACGGTGTAACCTGCGATTGCTACCTGCAAAAGGACCAACACATCACTCGCGTAAGGCATAAGACGGTGAATGAAAGCCGCAATCGCTGCAACCGAAAAATTGACGGTCATTAACCCAACGACGTGAACATCATGCTGCACCGACATACGCTCTTTTTGTTAAAGAGGGGCGAGGCTTATTCAGCCCCGCCCCGTTGTTCCCTACCCCCCATCTACTCTTGCGAGTAGAAAGTGAGTCTCCAGCTTACAGCGTGGGGACGCCGGGGCCGACTACAGGAGTCTCATCGTCGCCACAGACGCCGATGGACGTGAAGGAGTCAGCGCCAGAATAGCTGGACGCGTCAGTCGTCGCGCAGTTCACGAGACCGAGGTCCGCGATGCAACGCTTATACAGAATTGGGATGATGTGCTGCGGGCGCAAAGGCCGGTAAGCACGAGTAATCTGGTATTTATGCCAGCCGAAGTCACCCCACTGATTGCACTGATTGTCAATCTGGTAGTGCCATTCAAGTTCTCCCATGTGGAGTTGCGGCGCGAATTTGAACGAGCCTTCGCCGACATACTTTTCAGGCACGAGCCTTTCAAAGCTGCCGTCAGCGATGAGCACGCCAACTTCGTAAGCGGCATTCAACCAAGCCGGATTCGGCTTAGCGAAAGCAGTCCCGGAAGCGGGTTTGCTGACCACAACCACAGGGTCAACCAGCGCCAGAGTGCCGTCCACATTGAACCCAGTCGCCCGCAAAGGACGCTGGTCAACGCCGAAGGCGATGCCCCGGTAAGCCGGTGACTGTTCAAACGAGTAAGCCGTAAGGCTGGTCTCGCCGAGTTTGTAACCGCCAGTCGTCAAAGCGACCATGACGTTCTGAACGCCAACCTCAGAGCGGAAATACTCCACTTGGTCTGAGCCACCGATGAAACGGAAGTGCGGCATCCCCTGACCAGAGTCATACCACTCAGCGAACAAAACTTCGCGCAGATACCGCGCAATGAAATGCAGCGCCTTGAAGGTCATAGGACCCGTGGGCAGGAGCGGAGCGAATTTCACGCCCAAATCAGTTTCCAAACCGCCGGTGAACAGCGAGTTGAAATCGTAGTTTGCATTCGCCGTAAACTTGGACGCCGAGCGCAAATACAATTGAGCGCGGATGTCCGCGTTCACGTATTGCGTGACGAGTTTCTTGAGCGAATCCTCAGCCATGACATACGAGCCCTTGAAGGCAGCGTAACCTTTCTTCACGCAGATGTTCGGACCCCGGCCACGAAACGATTCGAGGCGCAGAGTAAACTCCACGGTGTCAGTCAGGTCTTGCGAGCCAGTCTGGCCACAGATGTCGGTGTCGCAAACGAAGGTAGGAATCGCCAGCGAATCGCCGGGAGCCGCCTGCATTTGCACGATGGAACGAATAGCGTCAGAAGTTCCGGAAGGAAACACTCCACCCCCAATGACGTTCATATAGACGGCATTGGCAGCGAGAGCCTTCGCGATTACTCCGACGATTCGGTTTGTGTCCTTAGACGCCAAGTCTGAAATGGCGCTAGGGTCGTCGCAGAAAAAAGCCATAAACTTTTCCTATTGCTATTAGAGACGTTTTTACCGAGTCTCGACTTCGGTTCAAGGTTTTTGTCCACCTCGCGGGACTCGACTGCGGCCAAGCGGTCGGCAATAGGCTTTTTCGGTGGAGCCAACTCCGAATTAGGCTTCCGTTTAGTAGTTCCTCGGTTACCGGTTTCTGTCAAGGTATTCAACGGCAGACATCAAAAGATGGCGGTCATCTTTGAACTGTCCCAAACCTCGATTACAAAAACCGCAAAGAAGGCCCCGGACTTTTCCGGACTTGTGGTCGTGGTCAACGTGCGGTTTATCACTCATACTCTTCTGAGAAAAAGTAATGCCACAAATCGCACAAGTCCCTAACTGAGCCGACATCAGAAGCCCGTAGTCCTCTTCGGAAAGAGAATACTTCCGACGAATATGACTCCTGAAAAATTCTTTCCTAACCTTCTCGGGGTTTTCAGCGCGACGTTTGCGGTCATACTCGCGGCATCTTTGTCGGTCTCTCGTTATCATTGGACCACTATGTTCAGCGTAGCCCCGTTGACGTCCAATGAAATCACGGTGACTGTCACGCGCCGATACGTGTGAGTGATGTCGCCGTAATAGGTAATTTGTTTGCTGGTGTCTTGGAGAAAACTATATGACTGACCGAGCGACAATCCGCCATTCGAGCCCACGTCGAGTCTGAGATAACTTTGAACATGGTCAAACCCAGACGGAGCGCCGATGTAACCCGTGGGACGACAAATCCGGAACTGGACTCCGGGAGCCTGAACATACACCGTTCCCGAGGAGTGGCCTTTTCTTTTTCCACCTAACACCGTGAACGTGTGGTTATGGCGCATCTCCAGATAAAAATAATCTTTGGGATTCTGATAGACAGTGCCGTCAGACCGATACAAAATATATTGGCTAGCGAGGATACGAACACCTTTTACGCCGGTGGTCTGCGCTTCGATGTCACTCACATACACGGTTTGAGATTCATCAACTTGCTGGCAAGAATAGTTTCCAGTGAGCCAGCCGATGTGTTCCTTGTATGGCGCGGGCAAATGACCAGACGCGCCTTGACGACTCATCACCGAATAAATATCTCCGTAAGGGTCGTAGTAACCAGTCACGGCATTCGTTGCACTTCCCTCACCGACTCCAAAGGCGTGCATTGTCTCGTGAGTGGTGACATACGGGTCCCACGTTCCCCAGATGGGCGCACAATCGAAAGAGTAGTCCACTCGATTAGGGTATGTGTAAACATTCAACGAACTGAAATTTACGCAGTCCGTTTGGAGCGGCAAATCGAGAGACACCGAGTTGCGTCCATAACTGTTCGCCTGAACATACGAATCGATGACACCAACGTCTCGAATCGCGACTGTTTCAAAGTCATACGGGTCGTGAGCGACAAACTCAATCGGACCGGGAACGGTGGATTGAGCAAATGCTGTAACGGAGAGAAACAGCAATGAGGCATATAGTAATAATTTTTTCATAGGCTCTTTGCCGCGTTCACCCGTGAGTATCTAAGTATGAGGTCCGGGCGCGACAAAGGTCATCAAACACAGAACGGTCTTTGACTGAATGAATAAACCGGATGCCCTTGTTCTTAACTAAGTCCATCATAGTGTGGAAACCCATGTGGCGCTGGCCGGGAGTGCTGGAACCAACAGGGCATTCCGAAGTCGGGCATGAAGCGCCATCTTGAAAACCTTTATTGCGGACATCCGCCCAACAACAGAGCGCCATCATATACCAGTCGATGTAGGGAGTTTGAACCCATCCCGGTTCGGTTCCGTATTGACCAAAATTTTTCGTGTCGCGAATATCGAACTGACCCTTTGAGACGAGTCGTTCAAGAACGTATCGAGAAAAAACATACGGCGGCTGGAGCGCGAATCGCGGCAACGGGTAGCCTGCGGGCCGCACATGGATGTCATCCGGAACCTTGTTAGACCACAAAATATCTTTGTCCCCCTTGGTAATGTAATCCGGAAGTCCCGGCGACAGAAGGCAAGAGTCGGCATCGTTGGCCAGATACCATTCTGCATCGAAATCGAGCAATGCTTTCAACTGTAGAAACTGACGGTCGAGAGAATCGGGTCCGATGTAGCAACGCTTACCTGCGGTTCTGCACCACGCGCCGAGTTTTATCACGGGCGAATCGTCCGGAGAAAGAACCACGACCGGAGCGCCGTGCTGGACGTGCGCAGGCCATAGGTTGCCCATCTGATTCATGTCGCCCTGATAGCAATGGACTGATACGAGTAGATTCATTGTCGTGATAAGAAGTCCCTGTAGGCATGGGGGAGTCCCGAAGCGAGAGAAATTTTTGGACGCCAGCCCAAAGAATTTATTTTGGAGTTGTCGAGAAATCTAATCGGGGTTCCGTCCGGTTTCGAGGCATCCCACCGAATGCAGCCGGTGTAGCCAACCGCATCCGCTACCTTGAGCGCGAGAGTCATTAGGTCTGAGTGTTCCCCAGAGCCAACGTTGAGCGGTTCGTCTCCGTCATACCACTTCATCAAATACATGCACGCTTCCGCCAAGTCGCCAGCCCATAAAAATTCTCTCACCGGATTTCCTGAGCCCCAGAGAGTAACTTCCTCGTTCTTCAATTTGGCCCAATGGAACTTGTGAATCATTCCCGGAATGACATGAGAATTCTCCGGATGATAGTTGTCGTTTAAGCCGTAAAGATTCGTGGGTATGCACGAAATAAAATTGCACCCTTGTTCACGTCGAAACGCTTTGCACAACTCGTGCCCCAATATTTTGCACAAGGCGTAACCCTTATTGCTTTCTTCGAGCGGCCCCGTTCCGAGATACTCTTCCCGAAGAGGGCAAGACGCGAGTCGAGGATACGCGCACGCGGAACCGAGGAACAAAAGTTTTTCAACTCCATACTCTGCCGACAGAGAGAGGACGTTGTTCTGAATCGCGGTGTTGTTTAGTATGGCCTGTGCCGTGTGCTTCGTGTGCGCCATGATGCCGCCAACCCAAGCGGCGCAGTGGAACACGTAAGCCGGACGGTGAACAGAAAAAAACCATCGGGCCTGAGTTTCGTCTGTCAAGTCAATTTCACTGTGCGGCGCGGTGACAATATTCCGGAACCTTTCACACAAAAGCTGGCGCATAATCGCAGAGCCTACGAGCCCTCGATGGCCGGTGACGAAAACTTTTTTCTTGGGGTCAATCATAAGTCCATTGCCTTTCGTCCGTGAGTCATCAAGATGCCGGACTTGTCACCGTGAATCCAGACAAATTTTTCGTCAACAAACTTTTGATATTCTTCGGCGGAAAACGTCGGTGTGTTGTAGAGACTTTGAATCTCTCGAATGTCCGCCCACCCCTGCTTTTTGAATTCGTGGCGCATCGCATAATCCCATCCTGCCATCGGATGGATAGTCGGAACTGTCCTTAGCATCCAGTCGAGGACGTCGCGCCGCCCGGAGACCAAACAGTTTCCATTGATATGCGTCGCAATCGGCGCGTCTGGGGCATCAGAGCCAACCATCGGGCCTGCAATGACGACGGGAGAAATAGAATTCACTCGGTCCCAAGCCGCGTGAAGTTTAATAATCCAATCCTTGCAAAGCGGAGCGCCATCCGCCTCGCAAGTGAATATGCACTTATACTGCGGCGCTTTACCTGCGTAGCACATACTCCGCACCCATTCAATTGTGCTTGTCCAGAGCCCGTTGCAACCGGACGGCCATCCGGTTTGCCTACTTCGAGTGCGATACTGGAACACGTTGAACTTCCGAGAGAGGTCTTTCAATATCTTCTCCGGGAAGTAAGGGCAATCAAATCGGTTGACTAAAAGAATGTCAGCGAGGGCGCAATGTTTTTCTTCGATGTCAGCGATGAACTGCGCGAGAGCCTTGGCGTGTTCGCGGTCGCCGGACCAAAACTGGAGCGCAATTAAAATCTTCGTCATACCTTGGTTGATTTAAGTCCGGTGTTGTGGAGTCCGTAAACACAATGCCCGATATGCCCACACACGAGGCCCATGTCAACATGCGGCTGGTGTCCTGCCGCAGAAGCGCGAAGACAGAAAGCAACGTCCTCGCCGCAGCCTAGTGGGTTCTCATACTTCGCTTCGGCCAGAGCCGACTCAAGACCTTCGAGAACCTTGTAACATTTTTCTGCCGTGATTGGCCCGTCAAGCATTCTATCACGGATTGATTGCACTCTGTCCACCAAGCTTGCTTCTGTTGACGTAAACCATTGTCCGCCTCTTCCATCGCCAGCGCGAGCGAGTCTCGGAAAGCGTTTCTCGATGTCTTCATAAACTGAACGGTGAGTGAGGAGGCAACCTGTAGCAACCCATCGGGTCGGCTTCACGATGTCGTGCGGACCTTTGCGAGCCCACGCAGCATCCTCGGTTTGCCCGCCCTCGTTATACATGAGGGAAGATGTCGGATACCGGCCTGAGTAAAGAGCGCCCACCACCGTCTTATTTGCACTAAGCAAACGGTCGAGAGCATTGAAACCGGCGAACGGGTCCGGGAAATTAAATCCAGTCGCATTGCGATACCACTTCGCATCGCCGAAAGGAATAATCATGTCGTCGTCAATTGTAAGCATCCACTCCAACTTAGACTGGAGCAACGCGTCCGCGCATTTATTCCGGGAGTGAACGACGAAGGCGTCTCCGAAATTAAGAAGGTCTGCCGTTCTGCGCCGGTCGCAGAGTTGCCCCACACTGAAAGCCGTGAGAGGGTGGACAGACTTTTGCCAAGGCTTAGCTACGAGAACTTTTGTCCCCAGTGTCTCAACCACTTGAGGTCGAGACACGGGGATGGAATCAATTCCCGAGCCGAATCGGTCAGGCAGTGGCACCTTCGGCCTTTCGCTGCCGTTCTTCCATTACCTGTTTGGCAAGGGCGTCGAGAGCGTCGCCGGTAGAGACCGTGTGGTCTGGTTTCTTGGCAGGAGTAGGAACAGCGTTAGGGTTTGCGTTGGACTCGTTCAAACGAGACTTGCTGCTGGACTTGATTTTCTCCCACTTGGCTTGGAGAGCGTCCCGTTCTTTAGTGATGGCCGCGAGTTGTGCGTCCACCTTTGCTTTTTCGCGCTGCGTATTGAAAAGCTGAGCCATGCCGGTGATGAGGATGGCCCGCATCTGCGGAGAATCATCCGCAAGAGCCGCGTCCAATTGAGGCCGAAGTTCCGCAATAAATTTATTGTGGTCTTCCGCACTCGCCTTGACTTCGGGAGTGGCATCCTTGGCGATTTCCTGTTCCTTGAACCATTTAAGATTCGGCAACATCTGGTCAAGTGTCGCCTTCGTCTGAGTTACGTGACCCGTGACGGATTGATTCAACTCGTCCTCGCGAGACTTAGCGTATTCAGCGAAATTTGCCTTAGCTGTTTGGACGGCCTGTTCCTTATTGTAACGGGCCATCAAAATGTCTGCCACTTTGGATTCGATGACGCGTTGCAAAGTTGGGTCCCCCATCGCCTCGAAAACCTTCGAGAGGTTGGTCTTGTCCGGCCCGCCAAACGCTTTAATCTTGGCGAGAATTTCCGGAGTTACGACCGGAGACTTTTGCAATTGAGCGTAAATGAATTCGCGAGAGGTCTCGATGGCCTTGTCAAACTCTTTGAACTTCGGGTCGAAATCCACGTCAATTTTTCCTCTCCAAGCGCGGAGGTCGGCCAACTCTTTTTCCTTCTCCATCTGTTCCGTAGAAGGACGTGAAGAAGCTTCTTTGAGCGCCTTTAGTTCGTCCTTCTGCTTCTGCAACTCTTGTTCAAGCTTAGCCACTTCGCGAGCGGCGATTAGTTTGACAGTCGCGAAAGCTTCCGAAGATTTCGGCGCTGCGCCTTGCGGGAGAGTCGGCGCGTCTTTGAAAAGAGCCTTGGCGCGTTCTTCTTCCGAGGCGGCACCTTTGGAGGCAGCTTCGGCAGCGGCTTTTGCAGCGGCTTCCTTCGCGGCCTTCTCCTCCGGGGTCTCTGCGGCGGCAGCGGCAGCGGCGGCTTCCTCAGCGGCTTTCTTTTCCGCTTCGGCCTTCGCAGCCGCCTCGTCGTCAGCCGCCTTACCTTCGGCGGATTTCTTCGCGGCTTCCTCTGCCTGCTTTGCCAACACGTCGAGCGCGTCGCCTGCTTCTGCGGATGACGTCGCCGTCGAATGGCCCATGATGTCTTGAGCGGCTACCTTCGCGGCCAACTCAGCGTTTGCTTTGGAAAAGTCCTGCGGCGGATTTGCAGCCGGGACAACGGGGGTGATTACTTGTTCTGCCATAAAATTATATTGCTAAGGGGTCTGGGTTTTGCGGAACAGATTCTCGTTCGAGTGTCTGGCCATCGTTCCATTTTTCATCCGCCGTCAACGGTGGATATTCACTCTCTTGCTTAGGGGCCGGGGGAGCCGGATGAGCGAGCGCGATGATTTCCTTGACGACGGTTTGAAATCCACGAACCTCACCAGAGCGAATCAAAATTTTTGTTTTCGTTCCGTCCTCCAAAAGAGGCGGCGCGACTTCAACGAGTTTCGGGAGAAACCGTTTGCCTGTTTCGGAATCGAGAAACGACGCCAACTTCTCAGCATCGAACTGCGTCCACTCCAAACTTCCTGCTAGAATCTCCATAAAAATCTCAAAAATTACTACGGGCGTATCCGCCCGAAATTGCCCTCGCAAAATCGTCTCTGGCCCTAGCCGCCTCATCCTCAGAACTAAAAGTTCCTACATAATGACGCCGATAATTGTGGCCTACCAAAGCAAACCATTTTCCATTTTTCCTAGGGAAAACACCTATGTATCGGCTAGATGTTTTTGTAGAATTTTTTCCTTTATTTGAACCGTTCTGCGCGTGTGATGCTTCTCTCAAATTATCCCGGCAACAATTCAGAGAGTTTCCGTCAATGTGGTCCACTTCGTTATTTGTGCCCAATACAATTTTATGGAGCCAAATTTGAGGCTTAACCCCGCTGCCCCCTCCACTGGTAGCATAAAACTTCTCAGACCCCCTTCGGGCCTGTTGTGCCCTCCAAACGTGCTGAGAAACGAGAGGATAATCCGCGTCATCAATTAGGGCGACTTGGCCCCTAGTCAAAGGAATTTCCATTATTGCGGGGGAGGTTGAGGGGCCTGCTGCATTTGGGGAACAATCTGTCCGTCATTATGAGCCGCCGCCATTTGCTGATGCTGGTCGGCCTGAGCGTCGAGCATCTTGAGATTTGCAATTGTCGGACCGACTTGGTCGAGAAATTGTTTTACCGAGGCCAACTCAGCGGGTTTGACGCCATGAGAAATAGCCTGCTGGTAATGTTCGTTTATGTGAGCCGCGAAAGCTTCGAGTGAAGACGTAGGATGTTCACCGGCCTGAATATGCGCCCCCAGTTGTTCAACAGCGGGCATCAAAATTTGCAAGTGAATAAGATGGTTGTCCCGAGGAGAAACCGGAACTGGCTGGCCAGCAGTCAGCAACATGATTTCCATTTGCTGGAGACGGTCTTGTTCCGCGTGTTCTGTCGGGTCATTATCCGGCAACAAAAGTTTCTCTGCGAAATCGGCGGAGACCTTTGCAGTCAGGTCTTCAACTTCGAGTTGGCGCTGATTATAGAGCGGGTTGCCTTTCTTCTCCGAAGCGATGGAAGCAATCAACTGGCGTTCAAACGGAGTCAAATCCTTGATGGTCCCGGACACCGGAGTCTTAGCCAGTTCAACGATTTCCTCTTTCGTCATCTCCAGTTCGAGCGCCTTCCGCGCTTCCTTGGCGTCATCGTCATCGCAATCGGGGTCGCAGATTCGTTCCTGCATCGTCTGGAAAAGATTTGTCACCTGTTCCATGAAACGAGTAATGCGAACGTCCTGACCCTCTTCCTCTCGTTGGGCAAGAAGAGACCACGCGGCAGGAGAGCGGAACGCTTCGCCTTCAACTTGCGGCACTGAGGTCGAGCCGATTAGCTGGTTTACAATTTGTCCGAAGTAGGCATCGAGTTTAATGAACCCTTCAACATTGCCGTCGATTTTCTGTTCGAGAACAGTCCATCCTGACGGAACAATAATGGTAGAGCCTACCACGGACATTCTAAAAGTATGGATGCGCTTTATGTCACCCTGCACGAGAGTCTTTCCCGACATGATGAGACGGTCAACGACTTCGTTGCGCGTCCGGTCAATCATTCCGGCCATCTCATAGATGTCTCGTCCCACGCCCTTGCTGCCGTGTAAAGTTCCATTTCCCTTTTGGAAGGAAAAGAAGGATAGACAAGCCTCAGTTGAATCGAATCGGTCGTCCCGGTGAAATATTTCCTGCATCTCAGGACCCGCAACGCGGTAATGTGAAACTTTACCGGAGACTTCGCGAGCGAGCAGCGAATATACAACAATGACCGACGCCCCGGCCATGTAACTAGCACCGATGGTGAGTT